TGTCAGTAGAAATTAGTATATAACCCCTTACTCCCCTGTATCTAACAAAAAATTTTTTATTAAAAAATTCTAAAGATCCGCAGTACGACAATAGGTAGTTATATATAATAGTAGTAGGCTAACGTCGCATTAAGAGAGCATGTAAATATATGGTATCGCGCGTGAGTATATAAGGTATTACTATAAGATAAAAACACACACTATGGCTTATACACAAAAACAGGGTAGAGATCCTTTGCCTAAAACAGGTATGGGTATTACAGATGCCTTACTAAAAGGAGCTGGTTCAGCAGCCGCAAAAGCAGTTGCTAAATCTTCTAAACCTACTAATTCTATGCGTCACCCTACTATGGTGAAAGAGTATCCATCTAAAAAAGAAGGTAAATTAAAACGTGTCCATACGGGTATTAAAAGCATTTCAAGAAAATTAGAGGTAAAAGAGATTAGGCCTGCTAAAGCTAGAGGTATTAAAAATATTTCAAAAAAACTATAATAACTAATGGCTCAAAAACTATCACCAAAAGCTGCCGCTAAGAAAAAAGCGAGAGATATTGCTTATGCAACAGAAAGGAATTGGCTTGGTAAATCTACGGCTAAGTTCAAAAGAAAAGCTAAGAAGGCGGAAAACCAAAGGATAGGTCAAAGAAGTACATCGGACATACACCATGTTGGTGGTAAAGTCGGTAATACTAAAAGAGTTTCCATATCTAGTAATAGAGATACATTTAAAAACGGTGATCGTAAGAGAAAGAAGAAAACAACTAAAAAATAAAACATGGCAATAATTTATTCATACCCTACAGCAACCCCTGCTTCAGGTGATTTAATAGTAGGTACTGACATTACTGGTAAGGTAACAAAAAACTTTACAGTAGGGTCAATAGTTAGCACTGAAATACCTAATCATATAACAGGTACAACCAATACTGTACCTTTATTTACAGGAGCTAATACTATAGGTAATTCTATTATTAATCAAAACGCTGGTGGAGACAAAGTTTTTATCGGTGGAGAGCTTGATGTATCTGGAAGCTTTACAGTAGACAACGCTGGAGACACTGTTTTAAGTGTAAATCCTGCTTCAGGGGTATTTTCTATTGGAGATACAGAAGGCTTAGGTGATGGGGTTTATATTACGAATTCAAACACTTCTTTTTTAGATATATATGGGAACGGCGCGTTAAGATTCAGAATGAACGCTGATGGCGATGTTGGTATTGGAACAAGCACACCTACTAGAAAACTGGATGTAGTTGACACGAGGACTTCTTTAAGCGGTGTTACAAGCGCATCGCCGGCTGACGCGGTTTTTAATACTATAAATCTAGCACATACAGCGGATGCTCCCGAAGCAAGATGCCGAGCAACAGTGAGTGAGCTTGTTAATTCTTCTAGCTTTAGTAGCCTTGTTAATACAGCTTCAAGATCCACAGCTAAAGCAACAGGTTCTGGAGACATAGCAGCTCTTTACGGAGCTTCAAACTGGTCTATTGTTGAAGGAACAGGAAATTATACTTATTCTATAGGTGGTTTAAATTGGTCTAAAATTGACAATCCAAGTGCCACAGTTGCTAATGTTTCAGGTACTCATTCTGAAGTGCAGTTAGCTCAAGGTACAGTGGGAAATATAAATGTTTGTGATTTTGATTTTGACCAGAGCGCGGGTACTACTATAACAGGAGATTTTAACTATATTAATGTTAAAAATGAATCACCTATAAATATCAGCGGTACAGCAAGAGCATTAAATATAGAAAGTACTCTACCTTCTTATTTAGCTGGAGACGTAGGTATTGGAGTTGCTGCTCCTCAAAGAGAGTTACATGTAAATGGAAGTGTTAGAGTAGCGGACTCGCTCGAGGTAGGTTCAACTTCTCAAGCTACAGGTTCAACATCCTTAGCAGCAGGTAGTAACACAACAGCAAGTGGAGAATCTTCTACAGCAATGGGATATGAAACAACAGCAAGTGGAAATTATTCAACAGCAAGTGGAATTTCTTCCAATGCAAGTGGAATGAACTCTGTAGCAATGGGTTATCTAACAACAGCTAGTGGAGAGAATTCCATGGCTATAGGATATGGGTCAATAGCTTCCGGAACCAATTCTTTCGCTGGTGGTGGTAATGATGTTGGTGCTCCAGGTGGTATTGCATATGGAAGTAATTCGTTTGCGTTTGGTTCTAATGCAAAAGCTGGAGAAAACTCTGGAAATATTAGTGGAGATATTGCTATAGGTTTCGGATGTGAAGCAGATGGAGGTAATTCTGTTGCTCTTGGAAATAACACAAAAGCAACAAATAATAATTCTTTCACCGCTGGTGTTGGGAATTTAGCTTCCGGAATATCAAGTACTGCTCTTGGCTCTGTTACTGTAGCGTCAGGAAGTAATTCATTCGCGTGCGGTGATAATACTACCGCTAGCGGAGGTCTCTCTTTTGCTTCAGGTAAAGGTAATGTTGCCTCTGGAGACGGAAGTATTGTTATGGGTGGAATTGGAACAGGTATAAGTACTGCGGCTGGTACAGCTAGTTCGGTGTTTGGAGGTTTACGGAATACTGCAAATGGAATAAACAGTACTATAGTAGGTGGGCAGAAAAACAACATAGATGTTAATTCTAGTGATTCAGGTATTATAGGTGGTGAAGACAACGAAATGACCGCTGGCTCTACAAACTCTATTCTTTTAGGAGGTATAGGATTAAGAGGGGGTGGTATAAACCAAACAGTTGTTGGAGTAGCTAACGTTAGTAGAAATGATGCGAAGTTTATTGTAGGTGTTGGAGAGTACACAGATCCTACTGCTATTACTAGAGAAAATGCGTTTGTAGTAAAAGACGACGGACAGATAGTATTAGATCAGTACACAAGTAATGACTTTCTATCAAACACCTACACATTTCCAGTATTAAACTTAGATGGATCAGGTAAAATTAACAAAGGTAATCTTGTTGATATGTTGCCAGAAGTTCCACCAGAAATGAAAAACACTTCATATACTTTTCAAAGTGGATCTAATTTAAACTTAGGTGCATCTACTAAAGGAATAGTAATAGCTAGTTGGACAGTTGTTGGTTCTAATAACCCAGCAACAATAACACTTCCTCAATCCTCTAATAACTTAAATAAACTTATAACAGTAGTTACATCAGCATCGTTTGGAAATGTTGGAGGTACTAATATACTAGGTATAAAGCCTGCGTTTGGAGATACTATAAATGACACTACAGCACCTAACAGTGTAATATATCTAGATAAGGCTTATGAATCAGCTGAGTTTTATGCTACTTCAGATGGTTGGATTATGCTACGTAAGACAATTGTTTAATATACATAAAAAGTAAAAAACAAAAAAAACGAGTAATGATACTATCATAGTATTAAGAATTAAATCTAATTAAATCATGTCAGACAAAATAGTCAAAAAATTAAATAACAAAATAGACACTTTAAGTGCAGAAGTAGAAAGTTTAAAACAGTGATAAAACAAATAATAAACAATATAGCTAAAGATAAAAAAGACCACGTACTGCTAGGCATGTTTGTAGGTTATCCATTAATGATTTTTGGATATATTATAGATTTGCTAGCAGGATTAAACTTTGTAATAATGATAGGTGGTATCTTAGGTATTATTTTAGTTGGGCTTAAAGAAATAGCTTACGATTGGATAATGGGTTTAGGTAAACCTGAGTGGTGGGATTTTATAGCCTCTGCGATACCTATTGTATTTCCTATGTTAATTTACTGGTTAAACATGTAATAATACAACTATAATAATAAAATTAAATCTAATTAAATAAAAATGAGTAACGCGATTGTAAAAAACCTTAGCTTTGGCGACGAGGCAAAAAATAATGTGTTTAAAGGAATAGAAAAACTAACAAAAGCTGTAAGCTCTACATTAGGAGCTAGTGGTAAGTGTGTAATACTAGAAGATGGTAGTGGTAAACCAGTTATAACCAAAGACGGTGTAACAGTAGCTGATTCAATAGTGTTATTAGATCCTGTAGAAAATATGGGAGCTACGCTTTTAAAAGAAGCTGCTAGAAAAACAGTAAAAGAAGCTGGTGATGGTACAACAACTGCCACTGTTTTATCGCACTCTATACTTAAACATGCTTATAAGTTAGATAAAGATTACAACGATAGAGATTTAAAAAACGGTATAAATAACGCTGTTGTAAGGGTTGTAAAATACCTAGAAAGAAATTCTATACAGGTGAAAGGAGATATGATTGACTCTGTAGCCACGATTTCAACAAACAACGATCCTATTTTAGGTAAAGTCATAGGAGATGCTTTTAGAGCAGTTGGAGAGACTGGAGTTGTTATGATGGAGAAAACTAGTGATTCTGAAACATACGTAGATGTTGTTGATGGTGTACAATACGATAAAGGAATAACAAACTCTAATTTCGTAACTAATAAATCAACAAAAGAAGCTGTACTTGAAAATCCACTAGTACTACTAGTAGATTCACCAATCGATAGCATTAGGCAAATACAATCAGTGTTAGAGTATGTTATCAAAAACAACAAATCATTATTAATAGTTGCTGATATAGACCAACCAGTTTTGTCGGCTTTAGCAATGAATAAGGTAAAAGGTAATATTAAAGTAAACGTTATTAACGCACCTACTTTTGGTATTAACAAAAAAGATACTTTAATTGATTTATCAATGCTTACTGGAGCTACTATTATAAATGAAGACCTTGGAGATGATTTAGATTTAATATCAGTTGATAAATTAGGTGAATGCGTAAGAAGTGTAACTGGAGAGCAAGACACTATAATACAAATAAAAGAAACACCTGAAGAAGTAAATGAGCTTATTGTCAAAATTAAAGAACAGCTTGAAACCGAAAAATCTCCTGCAAACGTTATACGACTTGAAACTAGACTTGCACGTTTATCTGCTAAGGTTGCAATTGTTAAGGTTGGAGCGAATTCAGACATCGAACTTAAAGAAAAGACAGATAGAGTCGAAGACGCGATCTGCGCTACAAAAGCCGCAATTAAAGAAGGTATAATTCCAGGAGGAGGTATTGCACTGCTCAACGCGTCTACATATGTAAAAGCTAAGAATAAAGGTGAAGAGGTTTTACTAGAAGCTATAAAAGCTCCTTACGAAACTATTCTTTCTAACGCTGGTTTAGAATTGGTTTATCCTGAAAAGAAAAATAGAGGGTTAAACGTGGTTACAGGTAAAGACGTAAATATGGTACGAGCTGGTATTATAGATCCATTACTGGTTACTAAAAGTGCTTTAAGAAATGCGGCTTCAGTAGCAACTACTATATTATCTACAGATTGTGTAATTAATAACTTAAGAGTTGGAGATGAAAGCAATAGGTAGAAATTTAATTATAAAGAAAATAAAAGAAGGTACTACTAAAACAAAAGGTGGTTTACTTCTTGCAGAGTCTCATAGAGAAGATGTTAGATATATAGAAGCTAGTATAGTTTCTATTGGAAGTGATGTAGTTGGTGTAAGTGAAAATGATATTATTTTCTTTGATAGACACGCCGGTCACAAAATAGAAATAGATAAGGATTTTTATCACGTTATCAAACTAGAAGATATAGTTGTTGTTTTATGAAAAGACTAGAAGCAAGAGATGTTAAAGACATGAACTTGTTAAAACATTATCGTATAATACGTAAATGGGCCTGTAAAAACAACAATCTTAATGATGCTGATTTAGAGCTTCTAATATATCTTGACTGTATGGAGCATTTCTCTAAACAAGATTTTAAAACAGGTTCTTATTCATATAGTTGGGATAATCGACGTTGGAATAAGCTTTTAAAAGCTGGTTGGATAAAGGTATGGAGACCTAGAAATAGAACCACACAGTTATATAATATATATCAAGTTTCTTTTCAATGTAAGCAACTCATAAATAGAATATATAGAATAATGCTAGGTGAAGATGACATACCAACTAGTTCTAGAAGAAATAAAATAATGAAAGGTAATAGTTACACGGATAAAGTTTTAACTACAGCCATATATAACGTTAATAACGATAAACAAAGATAACTATGTATAATAAAAAAAAATCACCAAACAAGTTTCTGTCAGCTGGAATGGCGGCTCTAGGCGCTATTAGTAGAACAGGAAGCGGGCAATCAGTGATGAGTGCTGGTATGCAAGCTGCTGGACTAAATCAACAACAAATGAGTAATAGTTTTATTGCAGGAGGACCGGGTAGTCTTTTTGAAGCGGCTAAAGCGGCTCAAGAGGTTCAAGGAATAGGCGCTGCGCCAAGCACAGGAATTGTTGGTGCTGCTCCACAAGTAAGTCAAGCAGCTCAAGCAGCTCAAGCAGCTGTAAACGAAGGAGCAGCTATGGGTGTAAGTAATCCTTTAGCTCCTGGAACTGGAGGACCGGCTGGTAGCTCAAATCCTTTTGGAGGACAAAAGTTTGAAATAACACCAGTGCAAATGACATATGAAACTCCTATACCAGGTAACGAAAGAGGTAATGCTAATCCGCTTTTTAATGAGTCTGTAACTAATGCTGGAAACACAATGTTTGGAGATGTTGGTCAAAGACAAAGATCATTACAAAATCAAGCTGGAGATATTCAAGCTACACAATATATTAAAGATCCATCAGCTCTTCAAGGAAATGCATTTGGCTCAGCTATGGATCAATCTGAAGGTGATTACGATAAAGCAAAAGAAATTATAAAAAATAAATAATTATGGCAGAAAAAGTAATAAAAGCTAATGTTAACGCGGGAGGCGTTGTTGGTGAAAACACTATATGGGATGGACCATTAAGTCAAGTAGGTAGACCACATGGTAAAGGATCTAGTAGCGGCGCTAAAGGTATGAAGTTAAAATTAGCTGATTGCGGTTGTGATTCGTTAAAAGGACCAATCACTCAAAGAGCTAAAGGATAAAATGGGATCGCTAGGAGATATAAAACTATATATGATAAACGCTAGTGCTTTAATGGTGTCTATGTCTAATGTAGACGTAATACTCAAACTAACTCTATTAGCAGTGTCTATTGGTTATACTATTCAAAAATGGTATAACTTAAATAAGAAATAAAATGGCAAAGTTAGAAAAATCTAAAATGGCTTGTAACAAGCCTAAAAAGACTCCAAGTCACCCTACTAAGTCTCACGTGGTAAAAGCTTGTTCAGGAGGTAAAGAAAAAATAATTAGATTTGGACAACAAGGAGTTAGCACTGCTGGTAAACCTAAAAAAGGTGAGTCAGCTAAGCAAAAAGCTAGACGTGCTAGTTTCAAAGCTAGACATGCTAAAAACATAAAGAAAGGTAAAATGTCTGCTGCTTGGTGGGCTGATAAAGTTAAATGGTAAAAACAAACACTATGGATAAAGGTAAAAAATACGATCAAAAAGAAGCTTATAATAAGAATTTAAGCGCTAGTGCTAGATTACATTATTTAGAAAACGCTAGACACGATACTGATTCTGCAGCTAAAATGGCTTACGGAGATTCACCAGCTAAGATGCAGGGATCTTTTATGTCTAAACATTGTCAATCAGGTTTTCAAAAAGCAAAACCAGACACTCCTGCTAAAAAGAAAAGCTGTAAGTACTAATATGGCATTTAAACTTAAACCACCGTATGAAGTAGACAATACTCCTATATATCAAGTTGATATGGAGGAAGGTGTTTTAGGTATGGCTAACAATAATGGCACAATACTTATAAACAAGTATTTAAACCCGAGTCAATGTAAGAAAGTAATTGACCACGAGATGATTCATATTGATCAAATAAAACGTGGTGATTTAGATTACGACGATGATAATGTATACTGGAAAGGTAAAAAATATTCAAGAGCTCAAATGAAAGAAGGAGCTAAAAACTTACCTTGGGAGGCCGAGGCTTATAAAAATTCATAAATAAACAAATTAAAAAAATGGCAAAATTAAAAAACTCTACAAAGCCACCATTCTACAAAACTGGACCTTTACATCTTCATAACGAAGAACATGATGGACCTAGTAAGCCATCAGAAACAGCAAAAGCTAAAGTAGGTGAGGTACCTGGATTACAGGAAATCCAAAAAAGGTTTGAAGGTAAGTATAAAGTTACACCTAAAAAAGGTAAATATAACGAATACACTTTAACAGATAAAAGCGGTGGTTCAGTTTCTTATTCTGCTGGAAAAAAAGTTAAAAAAGATAAAAGAACTCTCGCTCAAGCTATAAACGAGTCAATTAAATGAAAAAATTATTTCAATGGCTTACCGGAGGAGTAATAAAAGAGGTTGGTAACGTTATTGATAAACTTACTACAACTAAAGAAGAGAAACTAGAGGCTCAAAGATTAATACAAGAAATATTAGAAAAAGCTGATAGTGAAGCTCAGGCTCAAGTTACTGACCGTTGGAAAGCTGATATGCAAAGTGATAGCTGGTTGTCTAAGAATATAAGACCTATGGTTTTAATATATTTAACATTTATATTTAGTGTTTTATCTTTTGCAGATGGTAATATAGGTAGCTTTAAAGTAGATGAATCTTATACGCCAATATTTCAGTCTTTACTTATAACAGTATACGGAGCTTACTTTGTTGGTCGTACTTGGGAAAAAAATAAAAAATCAAGTGATAATAAAATTAAGTAAAAATAAAACTAATTAAATCAAATCAAAATGTCAAAAATCAAAAAAGAACAATTAGAGAAAATTCAAAGTCAACAAAGTAGACTTCAAGCTATATTTACGGATATAGGTGCTTTAGAAGCACGCAAGCACGAAGCTTTACACGCTCAAGCTTCTATTTCACAAGAAATAAATATTACTAAAAAAGAGCTTGAAGATGAGTACGGGGCTATCAATATTGATATTACAGATGGTAGTTATACTTCTATTGAAGAAAAAGATGATACTGAATTATCAGTTGTTAAATCAATCAACTAATGAGCTCTGTAGTTAGAAAAATAAGTATAGGTTCTGATTACAAAAATGATGCAATGCATTATGCTGTAGGTCAACAAGTTTATGGAGGTCACACTATATCAGCTATATTGTACTCTGAAGACGATAACTCTTACAGCATCTATATCAAAAAGAAAGACGAAGTAATGCCATGGAAGAAGTTTAATTCTAACATGGCTATATCTGTTGAATATGATCTAGAATACTAATGAAGAGTTTATTTGACTTTATTGTAAGACCAACAAATAAAAGATACGACAACGAAATTAAAATAGGTGACAAAAGCCTTATAACCAATAGCAACACTGAAGATTTTAAAGCTGTTAGCAATAGAGCTGTGGTAGTTTCTACTCCATCAGCATATTCTACGTTAATTAAAGAAGGTGATATAGTTATTATACATCATAACGTTTTTAGAAGCTTTTTTGATATTAGAGGTAAAAGAAAAGACAGTAGATCTAAGTTTGTAGACGATCTGTACTTTTGCTCACCTGATCAAATATACCTATATAATAATGGTAATACTTGGAAATCTTTTCAAGATAGATGTTTCGTAAAACCATTGTTAGATAACAACGATCTAACGCTGGATAAAGAGAGAAAGCTTATAGGAATACTAAAATATGGTAATAGTTCCTTAGAAGCTGTTAAAATCGTTCCTGGTGACCTAATAGGTTATACTCCATATGGTGAGTTTGAATTTATAATTGACGGAGAACGTTTATACTGTATGAAATCAAATGATATTGTAATTAAATATGAATATAAAGGAGACGAAGAAGAATATAATCCTAGCTGGGCAAAAAGCAGTTGAGGAATTAATAAAAGTAGCTAAAGAAGCTATTGTTGATTCTGATGATGATATATCTGCTGACCGCCTTAAAAATGCTGCTGCTACGAAAAAGTTAGCTATTTTTGATGCTTTTGAGATTCTAAAACGTATTGAGGACGAAGAAAACATGCTTAACGAAAAACCTGTAGAAAAGAAAGAGAAAACTTTTAAAGGTTTTGCAGAAGGAAGATCTAAGTAATGTACGAGCAATCACTATATAAAATACTACCCGATTATATTAAGCCTAAAGTTATAAATAAAAAAAATAGATATAACAAGTGGGAGTACGGCTATAATAAAGAGTTTGATATAATCGTTATCAGTAAAACTGGTAAAATAGGTGACATATACGAAATACAAAACATTAAAATTGCTTTACCAAAAGAAGATGATGTTATGACGTTCGAAGGAAATAGATGGAAACATACTGAATACCCTAAAGAGCTTTCAAAGATAAAATCAGTATTTGATTGGGACGAGCATCCTTTACAATTTAAAGAAAAATGGTATGACTATATTGATAAGGAATTTAAAAGGCGTGAAGAAGGTTTTTGGTTTTATAACAAAGATGCTCCTTGCTACATTACTGGTACTCATTACATGTACTTGCAGTGGTCCAAGATTGATGTTGGGCAGCCAGATTTTAGGCAATCAAACAGATTATTCTTTATATTCTGGGAAGCTTGTAAAGCAGATGTACGGTGCTACGGAATGTGTTATCTTAAAAACCGACGGTCAGGTTTCTCTTTCATGGCATCAGGCGAGACTGTTAACCAGGCAACAATATCCACAGATTCAAGATTTGGCATTTTATCAAAATCCGGGCCAGACGCCAAAAAGATGTTTACTGATAAGGTCGTACCCATCTCAGTTAATTACCCTTTCTTCTTCAAACCAATCCAGGACGGTATGGACAGGCCGAAGACAGAACTCGCGTACAGAGTACCCGCGTCAAAATTCACGAGAAAGAAGCTTGATACAAACGAGAAACTACAAGAGATCACCGGTCTCGACACAACGATCGACTGGAAGAACACCGGGGACAACTCGTACGATGGTGAAAAATTAAAACTATTAGTCCACGATGAAAGTGGTAAATGGGAAAGACCTACAAACATATTAAATAACTGGAGAGTTACAAAAACCTGTTTGAGATTAGGTTCTAGAGTAATAGGTAAGTGTATGATGGGATCAACATCAAACGCTTTAGATAAAGGTGGTGAGAATTTTAAAAAATTATACTATGATTCCGACGCAACAAAAAGAAACCGCAACGGTCAGACTAGCTCGGGACTATATAGTTTGTTTATTCCTATGGAGTGGAACTACGAAGGATTCATTGATTCTTATGGATTACCTGTATTCGATACGCCAAATGAGGAAGTTTTAGATCCTTTAGGTGATACTATAAACCAAGGAGTAATAGAACATTGGCAAAACGAGGTTGATGGATTGAAAGATGATCAAGACGGGTTAAATGAATATTATAGACAGTTTCCACGCACAGAAGAACATGCTTTCAGAGATGAGGCTAAAGAGTCTTTGTTTAATCTGACTAAAATATACGAACAAATAGATTACAATGCTGACTTACAAAATACTTCTACCATTACAACAGGTAGTTTTATGTGGGAAAATGGTATAAAAGATACTAGGGTTTTATTTTACCCAAACAAAGATGGAAGATTTAGAATATCTTGGGTTCCACAAATTGAGTTACAAAATAAAATAGTATTAAAAAACGGTATTAAATACCCTGGTAATGAACACTGTGGTGCTTTTGGTTGTGATAGTTATGACATATCAGGTACAGTTGACAAAAGAGGTTCTAACGGATCTTTACACGGCTTAACAAAGTTCTCTATGGAGAACGTACCACCTAATGTGTTTTTTTTAGAATATATAGCTAGACCTCAAACTGCTGAAATGTTTTTTGAAGATGTGTTAATGGCTTGCGTATTTTATGGTATGCCAATACTAGCAGAGAATAACAAACCTAGGTTATTGTATCATTTCAAAAGAAGAGGTTATAGAGGTTTTTCAATGAATAGGCCAGACAAAATATATAATAAATTATCTGTAACT